TTATTTCTTTGTTCCCTAGGTATCCCTGCAATCACATCAACCAACGGCAGTAAATCATGGCCCAAACAATATAACCATATGTTCAGAGGCCTGCGTGTAATTATTGCGTATGACAATGATGCTGCAGGTGTAATGCATAAAAAGAAATTTGTATTACCCAACCTAATTAAATATGCCAAATCTATTAAAGATTTGAAGATACCAAAATTAAAAATGAAAAACGGTAAGGTAACAAAAGATGTTTTAGATTGGGCCTATACCAAAAAACATATGCGCCGCAAAGAGGCCTGGCTAAATCAATTTGAAAATAAAGCCACACTGATTATTGAAAACGATGAAAAAGATATTGTGTACCATGACATCTTGGATGTTAATTTGGATGAAGCAAGTAAGGGTGAGTACTATCATAAAAAACTTAAAGTGCGTGCCCTGGTCAGTGGTAAAATTAATTCACCATATGTGCTGCCTAAAAAATATCGTGTGTCCTGCGCCCAGCGTGAAGACTGCGATGATTGCCCCAACAAAGAGAACCCACATAACTTTAAAGAAAATGAACTGCGTGAAGATGACCCAGAGATACTAAAACTTTTAAATGTATCAGATAAAGCACAGCGTGAAATGATGCAAAAAATGTGCGGCTTTACCAAGACCACTGATGCCTGCAAATGTAAAGTAGAAAAAGTCTCTAGTTTTAATATAGAAGAATTAGTGGTTATCCCCACCCTCGATAGTGAAGCCCTGTACACCAACCGTATTGCATACTATGCAGGGCATGGCCTTGAATCTAATAAGGCGTATGAGTTTGAAGGTACCACAACAGCTAACCCCAGGACACAACACGCTGTGCATTTATTTGATAAGGCACGCCCTATTCAAGGGGAAATGGATACCTTCACAATGACTGAAGAATTGTATGACCAGTTAAAAGTGTTCCAACCAGGCGTTAAAGAAACACCCCTGCGCAAACTAATGCGTATTGCTGATTGGCAAAGCCGTAACGTTACCAAAATTAAAGAGCGCCCAGACTTACACATGGCAGTTGATATGTCATTTCATTGCGTTAGAGAATTCAATTTTAATGGTGAGTATGTTAAACGTGGGATGATGGATATATTAATTATGGGGGATACCCGCTGTGGTAAAGGTTTTGTAGCTGAAGGTCTTGGTGCCTACTATGGATTAGGTAGCGTGGCTTCTGGTGAAAATATTAGCTTTGCCGGTTTGATTGGTGGTGTACAGACTAAAGGCAATCAATTTTTAATTACTTGGGGTGTAGGCCCGTTAAATAATGGCCGCCATGTAACTATTGATGAAGTCAGTAGTATGTCACAGGAAGATATAGCAAAAATGTCACGTGTGCGCTCAGAGAACGTGGCCGAAATTACAAAGATTATTTCAGAGCGTACCAAGGCTGCTGTACGTTGGCTATGGTTATCTAACCCTAGAAGTGGTAAACCGATTATGTCGTACAACACTGGTGTTGAAGCAATTAAAGAATTGATCGGTGCCAACGAAGATATCAGCCGCTTTGACCTGGCACTAACCGTGGCATCAGATGAAGTTTCCACTGAAGTTATTAACTCGCTAGGCGCTGCAAATGTAAATGATGCAGGTAAATATCCTGCAGAACTATGTCGCCAGTTGGTACTATGGATGTGGTCACGCACTAAAGAGCAAGTAGAATTCACACCTGAAGCTGAACGCGCAATTATTAAACAGGCCATTATTTTTGGCAAAACATATTCATCAGCCATACCCTTAGTACAAAGTGAAAACATTAGAATTAAAATTTGTAAGTGGGCCATATCAATTGCAGGGCATTTGTTTAGCACTGACAAGACAGGTGAAAATATACTTATCAAAGCCAAACACGTGAAGACTGCTTGCGAAATCGTTAGCGGCTTTTATGACAAAGAAAGTATGAACTACCGCATGTTTAGTGCACAGCGTGATTCTGATAGAAGTGTTACTGAATCAGATAAGCTTGATAAAATCTTTAAAGAGTATGGTCAAAGAAAATCTATTATCCTCGATGGCTTGCTGCGTTTACCCTTTGTTACTACTGATGCACTTAGTGATTACATTGATGGTGACAGCTACACAACCAAAATGCTTATTAGTGCCCTGGTACAAGCCAAATGCCTGGTGCGTGCAAAGAATGGGTATTTAAAAGACAAACATTTTACACATTGGCTGCGTGATGAAATAAGGGGGCATTAATGCGTTTAAATAAAATATATCTAGGGGATTGTTTAAAAGCTATGCAGCGCATACCAGACGGTAGTATTGACATGGTTTTGACTGATCCACCTTATGGCACAACAGATTGTAAATGGGATTCAGTTGTCCCGCTTGTCCCTATGTGGGAACAGTTAAAAAGAATTATTAAACCCGAGGGAGCAATCGTAATGACGGCGTCACAACCTTTTACGACAACTTTAATTTCTAGCAATATAAAAATGTTCAAGTATTGTTGGGTTTGGGAAAAAGATAAGCCGACTAACTTTGCACTGGCAAACAAACAACCAATGAAATACCATGAGGACGTAGTCGTTTTCTATTCAAAACAGCCAGCTTACAATAAAGAAATGATACCAAGAACAGGTAGCGGCAGTGAACGTTTCAAATATGGCGTTGATCACTCAAATCGTATACAACAAGGAAAATCTAAATCTGATTCCACAAAGAATGGTATTACTTTTTACAATAAAAATATGAAAAATCCTTCAACAATTATAAAGTTTTCAACTGGTCGTCGGCAAAATAGTGTGCACCCAACACAAAAACCAGTAGCTCTAATGGAGTACTTAATAAAAACATATACAAATGAAGGTGATACCCTTCTAGACTTCACTGCAGGCTCAGGTACTACTGGTATTGCTGCACAAAATTTAAAACGTAACTTTATACTTATAGAAAAAGACAAAGAGTACTGGAAGCTTGCAAATAGCAGACTAAGACAAAATGCTAAAAGGTTGAAAAATGGGTAAGTCTAAAGGCCAGCACATAAAATGCATGAAGTGTTTTATTAATAAGACTGAACACAAATTTGATTCAGACGATGTTCGTAAAATGCACCGAACAGGTATACGTATACATTGCAAAAAATGTAAAGGTAAAAAGTAAAATGAGTAGAATAATACAAGCAATTACATCTGAAGGGCTTATTGAACACTGCAGATTGAAGAGCTTAGATAGAATGTGCTCTGGTGTTTATCGTGACACACAGCAATTTTACGCTGAGCTGTATGACTTAGTTTTAAATCAACAATCAACAAACAATTCCAAAGAGAAAGGAAATCAAATGGAATTAAAAGTAGAACAACGCCGTAATGTGTTCCGTATCATCGTCAAGGGTCAAAGACGAATTGCCACTAATCACGATGGCAACGCCTTAGACCAAGGTGGGTATGAAACAGAAAAGAAAGCTGTAAATGCAGCTAAGCGAATAGCTAATAAAACGGCTAACCTTGTGTTTGTGCACAAAGACAGACGGTACTTTCAGCGTAGCATGCAGGCGGCAGGTAAGTAAATGCGTTGTCAAATTGATGGCTGTACTGCTCCACAACTAGATGGCCGCCCGTTTTGCTGTAAAAAGCATTGGCCAAAGGTGCCCCGTAAAATCAAATCTGAATTAAATAAATTATATGATTCGGGTAATGGTTCTATTACAGTCATCAATTTGAATCGCTTAGGTATAACTGCAAACTTTGCCCTCGATCTTCCTGATAGCTGGGAGAAGAGGGCAAAGTTTTATTTTAAAAAAGAAGCACAAAAAAAGTCAAAGGAAAGAATACTTATAGTTACAGGTACCAAGCAAACTAAATCTGCATTGCCGTTATGGAATGAATTTTGGGCGATAGCTCATGAAGTAAAAATTGCAAATAAATTACACATCACAAAAGACTTTGATGATACGCCCCACCGGGTAGCTTTGGTACTAGGTCAAGCAGGCTATATAAAAACCCTACCTAAATACAAAGTGCATAACGGTATTGTGCACATGGGGCAAGAGGCTGTAACACCTGCAGGATATATCTCAATGATGTGGGCGCAAAGGCCGACAGCTGGCACATACAAAAATAATATTTATGTCCGTTCATGCGAAGCCCACCCTGAAGAATATGAAAGCTTTAAAGAAGATGAACTTAACGAAATTAAAAAATGCTTAGAGTGGACGAAAGGCTTAATGTAAATGATGAATTGTGAAACAAAAGATTGCGGTAACACTACAAGTGGCTTAGATATGTGGTGCCCCGCCTGTCAAAGGGCTGACCCAGTTAAAAAAGGTAAAGTACATCTAGGTGGGCCTGTAGGTAAAAAAGAAAACCCTGCATTATCACCAGGGCACTACAAAGGATTTCCTACAGATCAAGAATGTAGGTTTATCAATGAGCACTTTAAAGCAAACCTTGCAGCAGCTATTAAATATATTTGGCGTTGTGGTCAAAAAGGTACACCTATACAGGATTATGACAAGGTAATCGAGTACATCCAATTTGAAAAAGAAAAAATTATTAGAGAGTGTAAAGCGTTGGGCGTTACACCTGAAGAAGTCAACTACCAATCGTGGGTGCCTGCACTATCAGAAGCAGACATTAAAAAGAAAGAAGTATAAAAATGGATCAAGAAATAGGCTGCTCTAAATATTTTCAACCAGGGTTCAGTGTACCCGTGCTAGGTAATGGCTATGTGCGCCTGGTAAACAACTTAGGTACTGAC